ATGATGACTAAGTATTGTGAGTTCAATGGGTGTGATGCAGTGATACAGCACGGCCGTTACTGCAGCGTGCACAAGCCAACCTACAAGCGGACTAAGCGACCGACCTATGTGCACAAGAACAAACCATTCTATCGGACCAAGGCATGGCGCGACTTATGCTTTGCGGTTGATGTGCGTGAGGGTGATCAGTGTCAGCGATGCCACCGGCTAGTGTTTGGTAAGCACAAGCAGCATCATCACATCGTACCCATACAGGTTGACCCATCACTAAAGCTAGACCCAGATAACATAATGCTACTCTGCGAAGACTGTCACCCAATCGTAGAACACGAAAACGAAGACAAGCCGGTTCAAAAATTTGCGAGCTACTTTGGAATTTCAGATTAGCCCTGGCTACTAGCCCCCCTATCGAAAATATTTTTTTGTCGGTCGGAGAGGACAGTACAACCAAGGGAGTTGCGCGCACCTCTGGGAATTTTGAAAAATTTGACGAAAGGGGATGAGATTTTGACCACGAAACTGCAGCAGAAACTAATTGACCAGGCGACAGAAGAGATGCATCACGAAAAGTCGCGCATCCTTGATATCATGCGCACCACCGAATCGTATACGCCCATTTTGGACCCGATGATTGAAGCTTATCTGGATGCATTCAAGAATTACCGCATTATGTATAGTCGTTGGGAAAAACAGGGGTTTCCGATTAGTAAGTACCGCAAAAGCAAAGACGGCACGAAGATTGAAACTAAATCGATTTTGGCTGAGCAGGTACGAACTTGGGATGAGCGGCGAACTAAAACACTTGAAAAAATTGGTTTAACCGCGAAGTCGATTCCTCAGACGGTCAAAACCGGTATCACAACAATCGATAATGAAGAGAAAGCTGCGGAGCCGGAGGAAACGCCACCGGATGACCTGCAGAAGTTTCGTTCTAAATTTCCGAATGTGGTTAAAGGTCGGGTGAGCGGATGAAAATATCTGATAACTTGGCCCTTGATTACGCCCGGAAGGTTAGAAAGAATCCAGAACTATATCCACGCAAAATCATTTTGGCAGTTGATCGCTTTTATCGGTGGTTGCGGCGCGATGATATTTGGTGGGACAACGAAAAGGCCGAAGCGGGCATTTGGTTTATTGAGCATAACGTGCGCCATGTTAAAGGTGACCTTGCTGGACAGCTAATCAAGTTGGAACCTTGGCAAATTTTTGGCTTTGCACAGTTGTTTGGCTGGCAGCGCCGTGATGATAAGGGGCGCGACGTCCGCGTTATTCGCGAAGTGTACTGGCAGGTGCCGAAGAAGAACGGCAAAACGCTGATTGCGGTTGGCGGTCTCACTTACGCTATGTATTCAGGCGAAGAACTGGGTGCTGATTGTTATTGCGTGGCGTCTGACTACGACCAAGCACAGTACGCGGCGGGACCATTCGCAGAAGCTGTGAAGAAATCGCCATCGCTGTATAGCCGGTCCAAGATTTATTTGGGTAAAGCTAACACAGTTAAGGGTGTTACCTATAAATACACCGTTGATGGGATGCCGTTTGAGAACAAAATGATTGTTCAGACCAAAAACGCTGCGAAGATTGAAGGTTCTAATCCATATTTTGTGCTGAACGATGAGCTGCACGCGCAAGAGAATATGGATCAGTACGATAACTTCAAGTCCGCGCAGGTTGAACGTGCGCAGCCAATCATGTTTAACATTTCCACCGCTGGTAAAGGTAGTAGTTCCGTGGGGATGCGTGTCTACAAGGAATGTACTGACGTTCTGATGAACGACGATGATGATTCGCGGTTGGTTTTGATTTACGAGCCGAATAAAGGCTATGACTGGACCGACGAAGCTGTTTGGCGAATGGTGAACCCGAATGTAGACGTGTCAATTACGATGGACGCGCTGCGTATGGAATTTAACCAGGCTAAGCGGTCCGCACAAGGGAAAGCCACATTCCTGTCGAAGCATTTGGACGTGTTTGTGAATTCTAATGACACGTATTTTGACCAGGATGAAGTGGAATCAATTCTGCGGCCTGATGAAATGGGTGACCTGAATGGCGAACAAGCTTGGCTTGGCCTGGACCTTTCAAAAACAACTGACTTGACTTGTGTGAGTCTGAACTTTCCGACGTACAACGATGACGGTAAGGCGATTCTGAAAGTTAAGCAGCGATACTTTATCCCGTATGAAAATATTGAGTACCGTGAACGCCAAGACAATGTACCGTACCAGGAATTATCTGAACGCGGGTTCGTTGAATTCTGTGATGGCAAGATGATTGACCAGGACCAGATTCTGAATTACATCCGCGACTTAATGGGTAAGTACGATATCCAGCAGCTGAATTATGACCCAGCAATGGCACAACGCCTGATTGAACAGTGCGAGAATCTTGGGCTTGATTGCGTTTCGGTTCCGCAGTATCCGAGCGTTATGAACAATGTTGTCGATGATATTGAACGTCTTATTTATGAAAAGCGGTTAATCACAGATAATCCACTGCTGGTGTACTGTTTGGCGAACATGACCGTCATTACTAACGTGGGTGGTCTTAAGTCACCATCAAAGAAATACAGCAAGAAGAAGATTGATGGTGCTGCAGCCATGATGATTGGGCATAAAGCAACCATCGACCAGATGGACGATATCGATGCGGATGCGCTCGATGATTACATCGATGACCTGTACGACTAACGGAAAGGAGGTGAATGGGGATGAAGTTAACATTGGAAGGTACACCCGAGGAAATTAAAACAACCCTCACTGCTATTACAAGTAGCAATGAGGGCACAGGTACAATTGACGCCACGTTAATTGTTGACAAATTAACAGAGGGCTACACTGAGAACTTTTCCGACTTGCGCGAATTGAAGAAAAGAGTACTGTCGGAAATTGATTCCAAGATTGATAGCGTGACGGTGGTAGCTAGAACTCAGCATTCTTAAGCCAATCAGTACCGCCTTTGGCAACATTGAAGGTCGCCCAGTTACCGCTAAGTTTCACTACAATCAGTGAGTCATCTTGATCCAGCTCATTTTTCAAAGTATCACGAATGTCACTAGCGGATACAGTGTTGTTGGTTTCAACAAGCCAAAAAGAATCGAATCGATGAGACCAAGTGTTATAGCCTTTGATTTTTTTAATAAGTGATTCGTAATCTTGCTTTGGCTTGTGAAGATCATAGGTAATTGCGAAAACAGTCATAATCACACCTCCTTTCACGGTGATTATACAGTTTAACGATTACTTAGCATAGCGTGCGGCAACGGAAGGAAGTGAAAACATGGGAGTAGTAAGTAACCTGCGAAATCGGTTTTCGAACTACGTGTATAAGCGTTCCCAACGGTCCGGTGTATTGGACGAATGGATGAACGCATTGTCAACTGGGTCGATTCGATGGGGTGGGGCTTATGTAGATGATGAATCGGTGTTGAAGTCGTCTGACGTATACGAACTATTGAATGACATTAGTAGCCAAGTTGCTATGGCAAAGCCGGTTGTAATTGGACCGGATGGTAAGGACGTTCCGAATCATAAATTCTTGCAGTTGCTTAAGCAGCCGAATAATTATCTGACCGGCTACGAGTACAGCGTATTGGAAACCAATGCACTGCTGATGAATGGTGAAGTATTCCCGATTTACTTGGGAAACGAACTGCATTTGGCTAACAACGTGTTTGTGGATCTCGATAATCATTTAATTGAGCATTACAAGATTAACGGTGAAGAAATTCCCGCCACGATGATGGAGCACATTAAACGCATTGGTGGCCGAGCAATGGAAGGGCAAGGATTGTCTGACTTGGGTCGTAACACTCTTAATGGTGTGATGAATGCTGAAAAGGTGCTGACCGATAAGTACACCAAGGGTGGTGTAATGGCGTTCCTGCTCAAGCTGGACGCCCAGATTAATCCACAAAACAGTTCGCAGTCCAAACTGGTTAAGGCAGTCAAGAATTCATTGGCGCAGATTAATTCTGCTGATGATGTGAAGATTGTGCCACTTGGTCGCGGTTACGATATTGAGGCTTTGGAGTCACCGGTTGATGACCAGAAGATTCTGGCGTATCTCGATGTTTACAAGAAGGACCTGGGCAAATTCCTAGGCATTAACGTTGACACCTATCAGGCGATGATGAAGACCGACATTGAAAAAGCGATGATGTATCTGCACAACAAGGTTGTAAAACCAATTTTGGAAAATCGTGCTGAGCATTACACCAAACTGCTTTTTGGTCGTGATAGTCGGTACCGTGTCGAATGGCGTATCAATATTCTGGACTTTGTGCCATACAGCACGAAGACGAATATTGGTTACAACATCGTCCGTACCGGTATCACCACACCGGATGCGGTGGCCGAAATGCTTGGCTTTGAACCACAGAACACCCCTGAAACGCAGGCCGTCTACATCAGTAATGACCTGAGTAAAATCAGCAACGCAACTGATGATTCGTTGCCAACGAAGGGAGGTGATAAAGATGCCAAAGATTCTAACGCGGACAGTAAATCTAACTAATGTTCGCACCCGTGACGCCGATGAGAACGGCACACGGCAAGTGACTGGGTATGCATCAGTTTTCAATAGTCCGACAATCATTGCAGGATATTACGAAGAGACGATTGCGCCTGGCGCATTCAGCCGTACACTCGCTGAGAATGACGACATTCGCGCGTTGTTTAATCATGACACTGGCGAAGTTTTAGGCCGTACTAAGGCGGGCACACTGAGCCTGCAGGAAGACGACCACGGGCTGGCGTTCACGCTTGACCTGCCTGATACGCAGCGTGGCCGCGACTTGGCAGTACTCATGGAACGCGGTGATGTGAACCAATGTAGTTTTGGCTTTTGGCCGACTGTTGAAGAGTGGGATTACTCCGATCCAGACCAGCCGAAAGACACTGTCCGGGAATGTGACCTGATGGAAATTTCTATCGTGACGTTCCCGGCTTATGACGACACAGAAGCAAATCTTGTCCGCAGTGATGGGCAAGACGTGACGCTAATCAAGCGTCGCGCAAAACTAATCAAACAAATCAATGAGGTGATTGAGAAATGAAGCGAAATGCAATTTTGACGGCGATGTCCGCTCTGCGCTCTAAGCTCGATGTATTTAAGAAGCGCGCTGCCGATACTACCGTGACAGCAGATGAACTTGACCAGATTGAGAAGGACACTAAGGACGCAAGCGATGCGCTGAGTGACCTGCAGGAACAGTTGGATGCACTGGACTCTGATGCGTCTGGTGACACAGGTTCTGAAGATACTGGTTCTGACGACACTTCCGATCGCAGTGATGACGATGACGAAGATTCTGATGATGACACCGAACGCGGTGCTGACCCTGCACCAACTGATGCACAGCGTTCCCGTGTGGTTGATATTATTACCCGCAACCGGGAAAACATTAACGGTGCTAAGGCAAAGCCAAACGAAAACCAGATTCGTTCTGCATTCGTTGGTGCGCTGATGGGAACTGTTGGTCACGAACAGCTTCGCTCACTGGGAGTAGAATCTAACAACGGTTCGGTGATTGTACCTACATCTATTGCACACGAGATTATTACTTACACAGAAGAAGAAAACCTTCTGCGTAAGTATGGCTCTGGTGTAAGCACCAAGGGACTTGTAAGCTACCCCGTCCTTGTTAAGAAGGCTGATGCTGCTGGGCACGCCAATGAATACAAGGATGGCGAATCCGTACCCGAGACGGACATTCAGCTTGATGAAATTTTGCTGGAACCATCTGAATTCGATGCCATGGCACGAGTAACTAAGAAACTCGTGGCGATGGGCGTTCAGGGCATTAACATCGAAGCTACGATTGTCGAAGAACTTTCCAAGGCGTACGCCCGCAAGGAAGCTCAGTTCTTCTTCCAGGGGAACGACCCTAAGAATCCTAACGAACGTGCACTTGCTAAGAAGGCCGGTGAGTTCTTCCGCAAGGTTGACTTGACGGCAGAAGGTTGGACTCAGAAGCTTTACCCAGCATTTGTTGCACTTAAGCGTAAGGTGCCAGTTGCACTACGCAAGAAGGCTCGTTGGTTTACAAACTCTGCAGGTATGGCATTGCTTGAAACTATGGTTGACGTTAACGGTAACCCACTGCTGCATGATGCCAATGATGGGATGGGTCAGAAGTTCTTGAACTACCCAATTGATGAAACTGAACACGTTGATGTGACTGATGTAGACACCCCAGTGTTTTACTTTGGTGACATGAGCGCATTCCACTTCCAAGATGTTCAGGGATCAATGACCGTTCAGAAGCTGGTTGAAAAGTATTCCGACCAGAATCAGATTGGTTACCAGGTTTACAACCTTGTTGATGGTGGCTTGATTTACAGCCCACTTGAAGTGCCTGTATTCCGATATGTGCCAACCGAAGATGCACCCGAAGACCCAGCGTCAAAATAGCGGCCCCAAGTGGCTTCTCCACAACACTAAACGCTGATGGTAGCGTAACGGCAAAGTGGAATGCCACAGATGGGGCGAAGTCATACGTGGTTCATTACGGTGACCCTGGGAAGACTGGCGCTGATGAAATATATATGGGGTACACCACGGGGACTGAATGGACCCTTGCAGCTAATGATGTGCCTGCGCACATTGCTGGCGACAAGATTATGTTCAATGTCATGGCCTACCCCGTTGAGGGTACGGGAGATACCGATATTGCTAAGGCCGCATACCTTAACACCGCTACAGTTACTGGGTCTGATTGGTCACGCGGTAGCAGCGTAACGTTTGCTTAGGCGGTGATTAATCATGGCAGAAACAAGTACCGCTGATCTGGTCGCAAAGCTCAAGTTGCATCTGCAGTGGGAAGAGGACATGGACGACACCATGTACCCCAGCTATATCGAAGCGGCAAAGCAATACGTCATTCGTGCACTAGATGAACCTGATGAACAATTGGTCATTATGGTAGCGAGCATCTTAGCCGATTGGCGTGTACCGGACAAAGATATGGCTGCGGCCCTTGAATCGTTGACACCATTCTTTATCCAGATTCAATTTGCACAGTTGGTAGGTGACGATGATGAGGCTGACTAACCAGTTAATGCATCGCGCGACACTGATGCAAATTGTTGAAGGAACGGATGATGACGACCGGCCCACTAAGAACCGGCAACCAGTGCGTACAATTCAGTACGCGAACCTGGGCGTTTACAGTTCCGAAAAGTATTACAGTCAGCAGGCGAAAACCGACGTAGATAAACGGATGGCAATTAGGGTTGACCGTAGCATTAACGAACATGATTTTGGTATTCGCATCGGTACGGACGATTACAATATCGTCCGAATCTACGATGATGAAGCCAACCGCAGATTGGAGTTGAGTTTGTCCCGTGTCAAAACGAATTCGCAGTATCACTGACTTGTCCGCGGCGTTTAAAGCAGCAGGGTATAAGGTGTTCCAGGACGTGGCGACTGGGACAGACTATCCCTATATTGTTTACACGTTTGTTTCGGACAGGACAGTACGCAGGTCAAACAAGGCGATTTCGCACGTTAGGCAGTATTCGGTAAGTTTGTACACCACAGGTACTGCAAACGATTTGACGCCCGTTTGCGCTGTACTAGACCAAGGTTCAGTACCCTATCAAGCTTTTGTTAGCCAAGCAGGTAATGAAAACGATGATGTGGTAACCAATTTCTACACTTACGTGGAATTTGAGGTGACCTAAATGGCCGATGATCCTTTTGCATCAATGAACAAGTTTTTAGCTGGTAAGGCCAAAAAGGTTCAGAACAGCAAGAGTGCTGTACAGAGTGCTGCGGATATATTCGTGAATGCTCTGAAGAAGAACGTGCCATATGGCAGTTCACGTGCGGAAGCAAAGTACGGACATGTTCGTGACAACCTAGGCGTTCAAACTACATCGGATGGTGTGGATGCTACCTGGGGCGATGCATTCTGGTACTACTTTTTGGACCATGGTACTGCCCCCAGCAAAAAGGGTGGCACTGGTCAGCCCGCACAGAACCTGACGCAAAAAACTTGGGCCCAAGTTGAAAGCAAGGTCTGGGCCGCAATGGAAAAAACAATCGAATAGGAGTTGAAGAAATATGACTACACCAAATACGGAAACGGCGAATAACCAGGTGTATGACTTTGGTATTGATGATGCGTTCATCGTCCCAATCGAAACAACAGGTACATCCACCAGCGCACCCGTATACAGCGATAAAATCTATCGCTTGTCAATTATTAGCAAGCTGAGTGTAAAGGGTAATGGTAAGACCACTGAAAAGTGGGCGTCTAACAAGCTCTTTGCCCGTGTTGCACGTACGACCCAACATGAATTGAGTTTTGACGAAGTTGGTCTGCCGACCATCGTTGCTGACTTTATGAGTGGTGTGAAAGAAAAGCACGGGGTTAACTTTGGTAAGACGACCCCAACGACGATGCCAGAATTTGCTTTTGGCTATATTGCACCGCAGTCTGACGGGACGATGAACGGGTTCTGGTACCCACGGGTATCTATGGACCCCGCAACTGAACTCAGTTACGAAACCCAGAATGACGAACTGGCAATCAATGACACTAGTCTTTCCATGATTGCGAACGGTTTGGTTAGCAACAACGTTCTGTGGACTGACTACAAGGCAGCTCGTGAAGGCGCGAAGGATATGACGATTGAGCAGTTCATGAGTCAGGTTGTTTATGATGAAACACAGCTTGAGGATTTAATTGAGCCAAGTGAGTCAACAGTTGCAGTCACCGGCGTAAGTCTAAGTAAAACTACTGCAGATGTTGAGATTGGTGGAACTATTCAACTCACGGCAACTGTTACACCGGCCAATGCCGCTAATGGTGATCTGAGTTGGACATCATCAGACGAAGAATCTGCCACCGTTGATAGTAAAGGTTTGGTGACTGTTGTTACATCTGAAGCGAATAAGACAGTTGATATTAGTGTAACGACCGTTGACGGGGGTAAGAGTGCGAAGTGCACCATTACGACTACGGCCAAGACTGAGGGGTAAGTAAATGGCGAAGCTATCTGATTTAATCGACGTCAAGCTGTCAGCTGATACGATTACCGTTCAGGGTACAAAGATTCCGGTGCATCTGGGATTCAGTGCCTTTGAATATATCGCTGAAGCGTATGGCGGTAGTTATCACAAGTTTGAAAATGAGCTTAATCTGATGCTTAAGCGAGGGAATGTGGCACTCGATGCTCATACCACTAAACTGATGCGTGCGCTGGTATATGGCTTAGTTCGCGCCGGCGGTACTGAAACCACGCCGCAAGAACTGGAACAGGCAATTCCGCTGCAGGATGTGCCAGAAGTGTTTAACACCGTTCTGGATATCTTTGCCCGGCAGAATTTTGACCAAAAGGATTCAGCAAAAATTGTCACCCCAAAAACAAACGGGGGTCGAAACAAACGAAAGCACAAGGGCAAGAAACGTTAGATTTTGAGTTCTACGCTTACGTTGCACTGTCCCTTCTTCACTGGGACAGTGCTTTTTTCTTATATGAAGCGACCCCCAACTTTTGGCTTAAATCGTGGGTACAGTATCTGCGGATGAATGATCCCGAATCCATTAATGAAAATGGCGGGGAAACCTTCTATCCGGATACCATTCCACTTTATAACTAGTGAAAGGAGATGAAGTAATATGGCGGACCATACTGATAACGCCATTATGCATTTTGGCACCACTGGTGAAGTTGAGTACGCATCGACCCTGAAACAGATTAATGCAGTAATGACCACTGCGGCTAAAGTGTACAAGGCGCAAGTTGCGGCTATGGGTGATTCCGCAAGTGCTACCGATAAGTTAGCCGCTCAGCAGCAGAAACTGGAAACACAGCTGTCTGCCGCGTCTAAGCGCACACAGATGTATCGCGATGAGTTGCAGAAACTTACTGATTCTGGTGATACAACTAGCACCGAATATACCAAGCTTGTTGGTAAGCTGGCCGACTCTGAAAAGGTTGAAGCCAATCTGACAAACGCGCTGAACAAAACTAACACTGCGATTACTGAACAAGGTTCCGAGACCGGTCAGGCCAAGAATAAGCTGGCCGACTTGCAAGGCGAAGGTGATAAGCTGAACGCTGCGCAAAAAGAACTCGCATCAAGCGCAAAACTTGAAAATGCACAGCTTGAGCAGACTGGTTCTGAATCAGAAAAACTTGCAGCCAAACAGCGGCAGCTTGAAGCGGCCATTAATCTCAGCGAAAAATCGGTTGATAATCTTGAGGAGCAGTTGAAGGAAACTAAGACTGCGTATGGTGAGAACAGTACTGAAGCAATTCAGATGGGTACCAAGCTCAATTCTGCAAAAGCAGATGTTGCCAACTTAGAAAATCAGTTGGATAAGCTGGGTGATTCCAGCACCGATGCGGGTGATAAGCTGCAAGAGATTGCGGACAACACCGCCGCCGATAAACTGCAGGCGGTAAGCGATGGCTTTCAAGAAGCAGGCGAAAAAGTCGTTGAGTTTAACGAAAAAGCCCAAGAAGCGTGGGGCGAAACTGATGACGCTGTTGATAACTTAACAAGCAAGACCGGGGCGGTTGGTCCCGCAGCCGATAAAATGGCCGAAAGTTATGAGCACGCTGAAACAACCATCGCTGGTGCGGGCATGGAATCTGAAGACTTGTCTAACACCATGGCCGGACTGGTTTCCCAGTTTGGCCTATCTGGTAAAGCTCTCGAATCTGCGACCGATTATGTCGCGAAGTTCAGTTCTATCACGGGTCAGTCGGGTACTGACGCAGTTAATGCGCTGCATACCTCAATGAGTAAGTTCAATGTCGGTGCCAAAGAAATGCCGTCTGTATTGGACGCATTGGCAAAGGGTGCACAAACGTCAGGTATGGATGTGAGTGACCTGGAACAATCTGTTGGGGATGCGTATCCGCTGTTTAGTCAGTTGCACATTGGCCTGCAGCAAGGTATTGGTATCATTGCCAGCTGGTCCAAAGGTGGTGTTGATGCGCAAACTGCCCTCAAGGGGATGACCAAGGCGTCTACCGTTTATGCGAAAGAAAACGTGTCGCTTGAACAGGGCATTACTAAGACATTCAATGCAATTAAGAATGCTAAAACACCAACGGACGCGTTGAATGCGGGTGTTGAAGCATTCGGTACTAAGTCCGCACCGAAGATGGTTGCGGCTATCACATCGGGCAAAATGAGTCTGAATGACTTAAAGACTGCCGCTGCTGATTCTGGTGGCACAGTTTCAAAAACATTCGAACAGATGCTTGATCCCGTCGATAAAGCTCAGCAGGCACAGAAAAAGTTCGGTCAGGTTATGGCCGAAGTCGGCGGCGTTATTCAAGAAACACTGTTACCAGTGATTAAAGGCTTGCTGCCAATTGTGCAACAAATTTCGGCAGCGTTTAGTTCAGCCCCCGGACCAGTGAAAGTGCTAGTTGTGGCCGTTGGAGCAATTGTTGCCGCACTTGGTGCGTTAGCACCAAGCATTACTGCTATTGCAACAGTGATGCCGATATTAACGGCTTCAATTACTGCGGCAGGTGGGGCCACAGCATTTCTTACCGGCACATTGTTGCCAATCATTGCTGTGATTTTAGCCATTATTGCGGCTGTCACTGCGGTTGTCCTGGTCATTAAAAACTGGGGTGCGATTACTGATTGGCTTAAGGGTATCTGGTCCGGCATCGCCGGGTTCTTTTCTGGAGTATGGGCCAGCATTCAAGCTGCATTTACTAGTGCAATAAACGCGATTACGGCATTCGTACAGCCCGCGTTCAGTGCAGTGGTAAACGTAATTAAGTCGATTTGGTCGGGCGTATCAGCATTCTTCAGTACCGTGTGGAATGCAATCAAGACCGTGTTCATCGTGATCATTGCGATTATCAACACGTCCGTCCAAACCCAGTTCAATGTCATCAAGACGGTAATTACTACCGTGATGAACGCCGTTAAGGCTGTCATTAGTGCCATTTGGAATTCCATCAAGGGATTTGTGATTCCGGTTGTTAATGCAATCAAAGCAGGCGTAACCGCCGCTTGGAATGGCATTAAGTCGGTCACCAGCACCGTGTTCAATGCAGTTAAGTCGGTAAGTAGTTCCGTCTGGAATGCGATTAAGTCTGTGATTGTACCAATCGTTAACGCGATTAAATCAGTTATTAGCAGTGTGTTTAACGCCATTAAGAGCGTTGTGACTAGCGTTTGGAATGGCGTGAAGTCAGTTACCAGCTCCGTTTGGAACTCGATTAAATCCGTGGTTTCAAGCGTGGTAAACAGCGTTAAATCAGTCGTATCTGGCGCATGGAATGCGATTCGTTCCGTAACTAGCTCTGTGTGGAACGACGTTAAAACGGCGATTATGACCCCAATTAACGCAGCTAAAAATGCGGTTCACACTGCAATTGAGGCGATTAAGGGTTTCTTCCGGTTCAAGATTAGCTGGCCACATATCCCGCTTCCACATTTTCATATTAAGGGTAAGTTCAATCCTCTTAAGGGGCAGTTACCAAGCCTGGGTGTTGATTGGTACGCACAAGGTGGTATTATGACCAGCCCAACACTCATGGGATTCCAGAACGGCCGGGCACAAATTGGCGGTGAAGCTGGACCAGAAGCGGCTATCCCGCTGAATGACGCCACTATGGCACGTTTGGGAGCTGCTGTTGCTGGTGCAATGCCAGGACAAGGACCAACCTATTTGCAAGTAGACGGACAGACGTTTGGTCGGTTAATGGCGGGCTACAACGCTGATGCTAGTGGAGAACAAATTCGACTATATGGGGGGCGTAATCTAGCATGAGCAATCTATATAGTTTTCAGTTTCTAAATCAGAGGCCAGAAGGCCTTAACCCAATGATGCAGGTTACTAGCCGAGATATTGGCTATCCGAAACGAAATGTGATAACCGCTACGGTGCCGTTCTCTTCACAGGAATTTGATTTTTCTGAAGCAGGCGGTGACGCAAGTTGGGGCAATCGGACAATTAAGTACGTCATTTCGGTGCTCAACATCAATCAGCTGGACCCGATTGAAATGCACGACTGCTCAACTCAGCTCGTTAATTGGTTAACCAACAGCCATGGGCGTCAGGCTCTGTATGATGACGCGTTTCCTGGATATCATTTCTTGGGCGAGTTACGAGACGCCCCAAGTCTTGCTGACGAGGTGGAAACTGGTGATCTTACGGTTACCTTTGACTGCTATGCGTTTATGATTCGCGACTACCCCGAAGGAATGGATCTTTGGCCGTTCTTTCGGTTTGCGAGTGATACGTTGCAGACCACTGAGTACGACGTTAACGGTACTGCTCAAGTGTTGTTGATCAACACTGGGACACAGGCTGCTACACCAACAATTACGGCGGATAATCAAATGACGGTGACAATAGGTGCAATTGATTATGAAGTTCCTAAGGGAATTAGTTCTGGTGTTAAACTGCCTGTCGGAAATAATTTCATTACAGTAAACGGGCAAGGCCATATCAGCTTTGAATGGTTCAAGGAGGTAATGTGATGTATCAAGTCGATATCTACAATGATGATGATGAGAGTATCACTATAAACGCTACTGGAACCAGTGATGTGAAGGTGACCGTGGGTCAAATCAAGCGTGAAATAAACAAGACAGCCAGCTTTGACTTCACGATTTTACCGAACAATCCTGGGTATTACTCAGTCCACGGAGTTACAACACGCATCAAAGTCACGCGTGTTGACCGCAATAAAATTGAGTTCGTTGGCCGAGTGTTGCAACCAAATCGTGGAATGGATACCAGTGGTCTGTTTGCATCGTCATATACGTGTGCGGATGCACTGGATTATCTGCATGATGTGTCACCTGACTATCAGACAGTTTCAGGAACTGGTAAGCAGATTATCAATAAGTTACTCGATATTTTTAATACTGCGCCGGGGCTTGAAAATTATAAGCATATCCAGTTAGGAGATGTTGGTGGTAAAGCCACTTACACACTTGAGGTCGGGCCAGAGAAAGATATCTACGATACTATTCATGACTTTGTAGTGACGACAATGGGATATGAGATGCAGTTGCGCGTGATTAGCGATACTGAGATGTATCTGGACGTTCAAGAAGTGCTAGGTCAAACATGTATGACTCGTATCGAGCTGGCGCGTAATATGCAGTCAATTTCTGTTAACGAAGATCCGACGAGCGTGATTACTCGTGCGATTCCGCTGGGAGCAGTTAAGCAGGACGCCGCCACTTCAGAAACGACTGCTGACGCTGTGCAAAAACGCGTTTGTCTTGCTGATATTGGCAAAAGTATGTCAGTAAATTTTCAAGACTTAATTGATTTATATGGTGTGCAAGAAGGCTCGGTGATTTTTGATGATGTGACGGATGCTTCCCAGCTTGAGGGGCGTTTGCAGTCATGGGTAAAAACACAACGCGTGCAGCGGAAGTTCTCAGTTACCGCACTCGACCTATCCAAAATTGGATTGGAGGCAGACGACTTCGATGTCTACAATTATTATCCGGTTGAGAATTCAGTGATGGGGGTAGATGAGCCACTACGCGTTACCGCAATGACTTTGGATATTGTCAATATTGCAAGTGAGTCATTAACGATTGGTGACAAGTATAAAAATGCTACTGATTATGCGCTGGAATCGCTCAAACAAGTGCAAAGTTCGGAATCATTAGTAGAAAGAATTAAAACATTGGCCGTTACTACAGGGGAGACATCAAAAAACATTGCGACAGTCAGGGAAACTGTGAACACGTTGCAAAAAAATATTGAGGATGCCAACTTATCTGGAATAGCCGCGTCATTGGATTTATTAAAGGAGCAGCTCAACGGAATTGATGAGAATGTTGCCAACGTCAACACTACAATCAACACGTTGCAAGAAGGGTATCTCAAACAAGAAAAAAGACTTGATGATTTAGAAGCCGCCATAGGAGGTGGAACTAGTAAATGACAAGAGATGAAATCTTAAATTGGTTAAAGGTGCAGAAAACGTTCGATATTGATGTGAATTATGTCGATGTTACACCTACACCGCCGCTAGTATATGAACCTGGAACTAGTTTGGAGGTGTTGGCAAATAAGCAGGCACAGATTTTAGTTACACATCCACTGGGTAAGGATGTATTAAAGGGGCTTGGTGATCAGCTCAAACTCACCGGGTGGATGCTACAACAAGGAATTATTTCACTACAACAGTTTGCTGATGCAATGGACGCATATGAGTCTGCAATTAACATTCGTGTAGGTGATATAGAACATCGTCAGGCGGCGAGTGAAGCTAATGTGACAGACTTGCTGGCTAAAACCACGGAGGCGGCTGGTACTGACGGATTTGGACCGGAGGTAATTGATGCTCGAAACTCTACGATTTATGAGCAAGATTTTGCGACACTTAGGGCTCATCTTGATTTTTTGGAGAGTCAAATTGCACCATATGTAGCTAACACCAGTACGACAGCCACGCTGCCAGTTAATCTGGGACGTCAGGTGCCGATTAGTGTCACGTACTACGAGTACGCTCTGGGCACGGAACCTGAGGGTTTAGGTACAGGCCCTTATGGCTTGGGTGGGAGCGTACCAGTTGATGTGGCCGCAATCGCAGTTACTTGGCCTGATGCTGATACCGCCCAGGTCGCATTGCCGGTGATTTATAAAGACATTGTGACCAAGGGCAGTGTGACCACAATGGCTGATGGTTCGTGGACAATCACGAACGAATATAAAACTTTGCGCTTTGTCGCAGATAATTAGGAGGTCTATTAATGGCAGATTTAAAACTAACGCCAATCCAAAACGGAATGCCTTTGGGCGGAGATGTAATTGGCACAAACTTTGATTTAGTTACGGAGGCGATTAATGCTAACGCCGCTACGGGTAGCAATGATTGGTCAACTGATGGGATGACCCTTGTCAATGGCGCCCAATTGGCTGCAGGTGCTTGGATGGGGTATCGGGTGCTGCAGCTAGGCACAGACTGGCAACTTGTTCAGATTTCCGCTGCGCTCACGAACGTGACGAAAAGTGACGTGCCACTTATCACATTACCGGCTGGATTGACGGGTAAGCAGTCCCTGAACTTTACAGCGCCAGCGAGTGGATCACAGGTCTTGCGCTGGCAGTTAAGCAAAGAACAGTTGTCCTTGACTGGCGGTGTAAAACCCAATACTGCTAGCGACTGGGTATCAGTTTACTTGATGATTCCGGTCTACACCGGTGCAAAGTAGGAGGTATGTATGAGTAACGTAATTTACCGAGCAACAGGCGAACCAAACGGTTTTGTCGCTGTATTGGTTGCGGATGAGTATCAGCTGCAAGATGGCGAGACACATATTGCGCCACCCGCTGGTATTTTATTACCAGCCCATCTTGATACGCTGAAAGGCACATGGACCGATGCGACTGATGATGAGCACGCGGCATACCTAGAGAGCTTACAGACGTCGGAAACAGTAGTTACGCCACAGGATGCACTCAATGCGCAGTTGCTTAAAAAGCAGGCCGCGCAGGACGTATCGAACGCAGCAATCATTAAGCAAATGGCGGCGCTCAGTGCAAAAGTTGATGCCGCCACATCAACCACAGGAACGGAGGAATAAAGATGAGTGAAATGATTAGTAGCTATTACAAAATGGGTTTGTACACAGCCGATGACTTGGCATTGTTTGTACAGGTTAACTACATTACGCAAGAACAGGCTGATGCATTGGTTGCTGGAACAATCGAGGCAATTAAATCATGATGCCACCAAACTATAATTTTACAATGTTCCTATTGTCTGCCCGCCGAATGGTAGATAACCCATATATCGAAGCGTTCTTGATTGCGGTTGTCATTGACCTTTTTACCGGGTTTGCCAAATCCTTCAGCAAGGACGCCACACATAAGGCGGATAGCTCAATCGGCATCTTTGGTGCAGTCAAGCATTTGGTGATTGTGGTGCTGATTCTATCGATTTATCCGCTAATTGATGCACTGGGATTTGGCAGCTTTGGAACAATCATTGTCTTGTTCTATATTTTCCAATACGCGTTAAGCATCTTGGAAAACTTGGGCATTATGGGCATCCCCGTACCAACGTTTATCAAGGATAAATTGCAGAAGCTCAGCCGTGAATCGGATAGCGGAATTAATACGTTTGCCCAGGCAAAAAATGTTGTAGTTGAAGCAAAGAAAGCGACCGAGAAGAAGGAGGAACCTGAAAATGGTGACGACTAAGTCTGACACGTACGAACAAGGTCCAGATTGGGCAAAGTACCAAGGTGCTGAGGGCGTTTTTGGACAAGATGCTGATACATTCGTTATCGCACAAGTAGGTGGTTATCAAGGTGGCTACTATACGCAAGCTACGTATAATAGCCAAGTGTCATCCGCACGTGCTCGCGGTCTGCACGCACACACCTATATCTGGTTGCAGGTGGGTGGTGATGTGGCGTTAGCCAAGCAAGTCGCGCAACACTTTGTACCACTCATCAAGACCCCCAAGGGATCCATTGTTGCTATGGATTACGAAGACGGTGCATCAGGTAGTAAGGCCAATAACACTGCGGCGGTTATGGTGGCCATGCAGGTAGTTAAGGACGCGGGATACACGCCCATGTACTACAGTTATAAGCCGTACACTCAGCAGCATGTGGACGCGGCGGCGATTATAAAACGGTTTGGCACATGTATCTGGATTGCAGGATATCCTGATTACAATGTACGTACTAAGCCGTTGTGGCAATACTTTCCAAGTATGGATGGAGTAGCCATTTGGCAATTTACGTCTATGTATCGCGCGGGTGGTCTGGATGGTAATGTGGATTTAACTGGTATTACTCATAACGGATATAACATTGACCCGCCGAAGAAAGAGGATGAAGAGGCTGTGGAAACAACTAAAAATATTGTGACGATTAGCCATGTGCCGGGGGCGGAAATCCCCGTATACGACAAGAATGGTAAACGCGTTAAGGCTAAGGGGTACACGAATGGTACGAAGCACACCAGCAAGGCTATTTACATCACAGCGGCCGGTACATGCTTCTATGATGGCAAGCTATTTATCCCGATTGGCTTCACGCATTATGCACATGCTGTCATTATCAATTACGCTAAAGATTACGGTGTTCTGGCGGTTGATAAAAACGGCAAGCAGATTGCAAACACTAACTCCAAGTTTAAGGCTGGTACCGCATGGAATTGGTCCAAATGCATTCGTATTGGTAAGGAGAACTATTTCCAAGTAAGTTCAACTGAGTTCATCCCCGCCAAATACGTGCAGGGTAGCGGATACAAGTAACTAAAATAGCCCTCGTTCACGATGTGTGAGCGGGGGCTATTTATTTGCGTTAATTCAAAAATAAATACGTTTACGTGTTGACTTTAATACCGATACGGGTTATTATAATAGATGTAGAAAGGAGGAAATGGTATGGCGAAGAAAAACAAAAAACGCCAGATGAGTGCTAAGGAACGAACCGCAAAATACGTAGCCTTAGCCGCTTGGGCAGTACCAGCAACGTCGCTGATAGACCTAATCAAGCAAATCATCAAGCGTTTCTTCTAA